GATAGATACATATTTAATGCAATTGATATAATTAGAGTTGTTGGTAATTTTTGGTAAAAAAATAATATAGATATATTATGATTCACCATAACCCTTAGTTATTTTTATAGGATAAGGATATGATGAAATTATTCGTTGCATTGGGTATGGTAGCCCTTGTTGGCTGCTCTAGTGCATCTCTTACTGAAAAAAAACCAATATTTCAAGCTCATACAACTAAAACTCCAGATGAAGTAAATCGCTGTCTCGCCCCTAAAATGTTGGAGTGGACTCCTGCAACTACCTCTATGCAAACGGAACAGGGGTGGCTGATTTCATCATCAGCTGATTTTGTGGGGACCTTTATGGTCACTAAAATAAATAAAAGCGGAGATGGTGGAAGTGACATAGTAATTTATGCGGTCTCTAAAGGCTCATCTGATCCATTTGGGAGTCGAGCTAGAATGTGTATTTAACGTTTACGCACATGAATAACGATGATCATAAGCCCACTTTTGTGGGTTTTTTTATTGGTGGAAACATGAAAGAGATAATGACCCGAATAGAACTAGGTGGTGTATTAGGAAAAACGTTTGGCAAAGTGCATAGGAGATTAATCAGTTCGGATGGTGAGGCCATTATTGCATTATGTAAGACGATATCTGGATTTGAGTCCTTTATGATTAGCAGTAAGAGCAGAGGACTTACTTATGCTGTGTTTCGGGGAAAGAAAAATATCGGTAAAGATGACCTAAGCTATCCAGTTTCAGGGGAAATAATAAGAATTATTCCTGTAATTATTGGCAGTAAAAAGGGGGGGGTGCTCCAGACTATTCTAGGTGCTGTTTTAGTAGCGGCAGGCGTAGTGTACGGATACTTTTCAGGAGATTGGGCTAATGCTGCCTATGCAATACAGGCTGGTGGCGCAATGATGTTAGGTGGTGTTGTCCAGATGCTATCTCCCCAAGCGGCAGGACTTGCTAGTAAACAAGATCCCGATAATAAAGCATCGTATGCTTTCGGCGGTGTAACTAATACTACCGCTCAAGGCTACCCAGTCCCATTACTTTACGGTAAGCGCCGAATTGGTGGCGCAATAATCTCAGCAAGCATTACTGTAGAAGATCAACAATAACACTCCCTCCTATTTAACTAATCTACTGAGTCGCTTTTGCGGCTTTTTTTGTGAGTTTAATATGGCAAAAATACGCATAAAAGGTGGGAAAGGTGGCAGCTCATCTTCACGGACACCGACTGAACAGCCCGATGATCTTCAATCTGTAGCGAAAGCTAAGATTTTGATTGCGCTCGCTGAGGGGGAAATTGCTGGTGGTTTAACAGGGAAAAACATTTTTCTTGATGGTACCCCACTAGAAAACTCTGATGGCTCATCTAATTTTTCCGGTGTGGCATGGGAATTCCGAGAGGGTACGCAGGCTCAGCGTTATATTCAGGGAATCCCCAGCGCCGAAAATGAAATTAGCGTGGGTATGGAAATTTCAAGTGACACGGCATGGACGCATACTTTTACCAATCCTCAATTGTCTGGTGCACGCGTTAGACTCAAGTGGCCATCGCTTTTTAAACAGCAAGACAATGGCGACTTAGTAGGATACTCAATCAAGTATGCGATTGATTTGCAGACCGACGGTGGAACGTGGAAAACCATTATTGATACATCGGTGATCGGTAAAACAACCTCGGGTTATGAGCGTAGTCACCGGATCAATTTTCCTCAGTTAGGTAACACATGGACTGTTCGTTTACGTAAAATCACTGGAGATGCCAACAGCGCAAAGATTGGCGATACGATGACGCTACAAAGTTATACGGAGGTCATCGATGCAAAGTTGCGGTACCCGAACACCGCGCTACTTTATATTGAATTTGATTCAAGCCAGTTCAACGGTTCTATCCCGCAAATATCATGTGAACCGCGAGGCCGTATTATTCGCGTTCCAGATAATTACGATCCCGAAAGCCGCACTTACACAGGGATATGGCAGGGGCAGTTCAAATGGGCATGGACGGATAATCCAGCATGGATTTTCTATGATGTTGTCATCAATGATCGCTTTGGCTTAGGGGATAGGCTGACTGCAGAGAATATTAGTAAATGGACGCTTTATGAGGTCGCGCAGTATTGCGATCAAATGGTGCCAGATGGACGGGGAGGTGATGGCACTGAGCCGCGTCATATCTGCAACGTGTACGTACAAGATCGCAATGATGCATACACCGTATTGAGAGATTTTGCCGCGATATTCCGTGGCATGACATATTGGGGGGGCAATCAGATTGTTGCACTGGCTGATATGCCGCGTGATGTAGACTATGTTTATACCAATGCTAGCGCTGTCGATGGGCTTTTTACTTACGCAAGTAGTACTAGTAAGACTCGTTATACCTCATCCCTAGTTTCATATTCTGACCCTGCGAATGCCTACGCAGATGCTGTTGAGCCAGTTTTTGATCAAACACTTGTCGCTCGATACAAGGTTTACAACCCCTTAGAAGTGACGGCTATCGGGTGTACGCGGCAATCTGAGGCACAACGTAAAGGTCGCTGGGGAATATTGACCAACAATAAAGATCGTATCGTTACGTTTGGTGTGGGGCTTGACGGAAATATTCCGCAGCCGGGTTATGTTATTGCTGTTGCTGATGAGTTTTTATCAGGCCGTGTCGCAGGTGGGCGCATCAGTTCTGTTAATGGACGCGTCATTGAACTAGATCGCAAGCCTGATGCCATTGCAGGTGATCGCCTTATGCTTAACCTGCCGTCCGGTGCTGCGCAAAGTCGAACAATTCAGGCGATTAACGGCAATTTTGTAACGGTAACCGTAGCATATTCAGAAGTACCTGAGGCCGAAAGTGTATGGGTTGTAGAGTCTGAAAAACTGTACGCACAGCAATACCGTGTGGTCGGCGTAGCGGATAATAATGACGGCACATTTACCATTTGCGCGGCACAGCATGATCCTGATAAATATGCGCGTATCGATACGGGCGCAATTATAGATGATCGCCCGGTTAGTGTGATCCCTCCGGGCAACCAGATTGCACCAGATAACATCATTATTGATTCATACTCTACAGTTAATCAGGGAATTAGCGTTGAAACTTTACGAGCATATTGGGATGCGGTTGCAAACGCTATTTCATACGAGGCCCAATGGCGGCGCGATGAGGGGAACTGGATTAATATCCCGCGTAGCTCAACAACGTCTTTTGAAATTCCGAGTATTTATTCTGGCCGTTATCTTGTGCGAGTCAGAGCCATTAATGCGGCGGAAATCTCAAGTGGGTGGGCATACTCACAAGAAACAACACTCATAGGAAAAGTTGGAAAGCCGCCGCAGCCGGTTAGTTTCAAAACTGATCCGCTAGTTTTTGGCATACAGCTTTCGTGGAATTTCCCTGAAGGAGCGGAAGATACCCTTAAAACTGAGATTCAGTACAACGATAAAAACGCTGAAGACGGAGCCATGCTTCTATCTGATATTCCGTATCCTCAGCGCAGCTATCAGCAGATGGGCCTGAAAGCAGGACAGTCTTTCTTCTATCGCGCTCGATTGGTTGATAAGACGGGGAATCAGGGTGACTGGATTGAGTGGGTATTAGGGGAGTCCAGCACGGATGTTGATTGGATTGCTGATGAAGTTAAAAAGGGGATTGAGGAGTCTGAGGTATTTAAAGAATTAAATGAAAATGTAGTTGATGCAAATAAAAAGCTTGAGGAGATAGCTGGAGATTCAATATCAAACTCGACGGCATCAATTATAAACTCTTTAACTATTGATGCAGACTCTAAGCGCTGGCGTAAAGAAAACGGAGATCGAAAAGCAGAGATTACAGTGACGAGAGAGGCTATCGCTACTGAAACAGAAGCCCGTGCAACGCAGGTGATAGAACTTAAAACTGAAACAGAAAAGACAAACGCGAGTTTAGCTAAGCTCTCCCAAACTGTTTCTGATAATGAGAGTTCAACAGCTACAGATATCACCAATTTAAATGCTAAGACGGATAAAACTGATGCATCCCTGAGTTCATTAAGCCAAACCGTTGCGGATGGCGACAAAGCATTATCCCAACAAATCACCCAGCTAAATTCTAAAACTGATACCACTAATAGC